TTGGTGGCGCAGGTGGTGGTGCTGGCGGTCTTGTATATTTAAGTTCACAATCAGTTGGCACATCAGCACAAACTGTAACTGTTGGCGCTGGTGGTGCTGGAGTTTCTGGTTCATTCATTCGCGGTAACAGCGGAACAAATAGTCAGTTTGCTGCGTTAACCGCAGCGGTTGGTGGCGGTGCAGGTGGCGGCGATAGCGTTGCAGTTCAATCAGGTTTAACTGGTGGTTCTGGTGGTGGTTCTATTGCTCAAACTACTGGAACGACAGCAGGTGCTGCTGGAACATCAGGTCAAGGTTTTGCTGGTGGTTCTGGTTCAACCGATAATTTAACTTACCGTTCTGCTGGTGGTGGTGGTGGAGCAGGTGCAGTTGGCGCTAATGGAAATGCTGCAAGTCCTGCTATCTCTGGCGCTGGTGGCGCAGGCGTAACAACTTATTCATCTTGGGGCAGCGTTACTGGAACAGGTGAAAACATCAGCGGAACTTATTGGTTTGCTGGTGGTGGTGGTGGTTCAAATGGAACTGCAGGAGCAAAAGGTAATGGTGGCGGTTCTGCTGGAAATGCTTCTGGCTCAAGTTCTAACGCACAAGCCAATACTGGTGGCGGCTCAGGTGGTTGCTCAGGTACTGGACAAAGTACAGGAAATGGCGGTTCAGGAATTGTGATTGTGAGGTATTTAGCGTGAGTCATTTCGCAGAGATAGACCCTAACGGTGGAACCGTACTACGGGTATTAGTTGTACCGAATGAGCAAGAACATAGAGGACAAGACTTCCTAGCCAATGAACTTGGCTTGGGTGGTGTTTGGATTCAGACAAGTTACAACAATAATATCCGTTACAACTATGCGGGAATTGGCTACACCTATGATGCCACCCGTGATGCCTTCATTGCGCCTAAGTGCCACGATGAAGCAACGCTAGATGAGGCAACCTGCCAATGGAACTGTTCAAATGAAGCACACACAATCAAGGAGATAATGTAATGACCGATACACCGATTAAGATTGAAGTTAATTGCGCTACTGGTATCGCTGTTGAGGTACCGCTAACCGCAGAAGAAATCGCACAGCGCGAACTAGATGCACAAGCAGCAGCGGCTAAGGCACACGAAGACGAAGTTGCAGCAGCAGAGGCAGCAGAGGCAAAGGCAGCACTGTTAACCAAGTTAGGCATTACGGCAGACGAAGCAAAACTTCTACTAGCGTAAGGATATATCAATGGCTTATGGCGATGACATCACCGAAGGTATTCCCTACGTACTTTCCAATCCTGCAAACTCAACTACCTATGCAGCAACCCGTGAGGCATACGATGTAGCCATTGCTGGTCTACCGTTCTTCTTAATGAACAGTGACGATTCACCTTATCGTCGTGTCACTGCCCAGTATCGTAAGCAACAGATTGACCAGACACGTGAGGCTGGAGAACAGACCCTGACTGGTTGGTGGCTACGCAGCCAATCATCCTTTCACCTTGGCGCTGGTATTAAGTTCCTTGAACCACAGCAAGAAGAGTCACTACGCTTTCAGTACACAGAGTCTAAGGGCTTAGATGTATGGACTAGAGGACAGGCAACCCTGCTTAATGACACAGCCAGTTTCTATACTGGTGCTGCTGCTGCTCAACTAATCGGTGTCAATGATGGCACCAATGACTGTATCCTAGTAACAGATGGCACTGCCCTGAAGAAGATTACAACTGGCGGTACTCCAAGTACCTACGCACAGGCTGGCACAGCCTCTACGATTTTTAGTGTTACTACCAATGGTAAGCAGTACTTCTTTATCAATGGTTCACACGTTCACCGAGGTAACCTTGCTGGAACTACTAGCGATACTGAAATCTATAATGCTTCTAGTACTACTCGTGCCACTATTCGCTATGTTAAGCAGCGCCTTATCGCTGCCATTGACAATAAAGTCTATGAACTAGATGCCAATAACGCCTCTGGTGCGCTACCTGCTTCTCCTTTGTATACTCATCCTAATACTTCTTGGGTTTGGTCTAGTATCTCTGAAGGACCGCAGGCTATCTACATCTCAGGTTATGATCCTAATGGAACATCATCTGCAGTCTTTAAGGTTGGCTTAGATACAGCAAACACTAACACTTTAGGATTTCCAGAACTTCTAACTCCTACCGTTATTATTGATATGCCACAAGGTGAACGCATCAATGACTTTGATGTATACCTTGGTGCCTATGCAGTCCTTGCTACCAGTCTAGGTTTTAGAGTAGGCATTTCTGATGCAAGTGGAGATATCCAGTATGGGCCACTTCTGTTTAGAGATGCATCCTGTAACTCTATTGCTTTCAGGGATAGTTATGCCTACATTGCAACCCTTGTAGATGGTGCAGCAGGGTTAGTTCGTGTGGATCTATCTACCACTGTTATAGGAAATAGTCTGTTCTTTCCCTGGGCTTGGGACTTGATAGCAACTGGTACTACCACCACTGCATCCCAAGTAGCCTTCTTTGGCAACTCAGATAGAGCAGCCTTTACTAATGGTAATAATACCTGGGCAGAGTCTACAACCAGCCTAGTAGCAACTGGCTACCTGCGTACTGGTTACATTCGCTACAACACATTAGAGACAAAGATTTTTAAGTTGATGCAGGCTCGTGTAGATACCACCAATGGTGGCGTTACTATCCAATCAGTAGATGCCTCTGATAATTTCTACACTATTGGTGTCTTTGGTCAAGAGTCTGCAGTACCTCAAATCAATATCAACTATCCACAAACAGCCCAAGAGTATCTTGGATTTAAGTTTACACTGACTCGTTCAACAACTGATGTGAGCAAGGGGCCATTGTTTACTGGTTACCAGATTCGATCATTGCCTGCAACACCACGTCAGAGACTGATCCAGTATCCATTGTCCTGCTTTGACCACGAGACAGACCACTTTGGAGTTGAGGTTGGGTATGAAGGTGCAGCCTATGATCGTATATACCAAATAGAGTTAATAGAAAACAATGGCGACACCATTCAGATTCAAGACTTTAGAACTGGTGAGTCATACCTTGGCATCATTGAAGAGATGGATTTTAGAAACAGCACACCATCAGATAAGCGATTCACTGGTTACGGTGGCGTTTTACTAGTCACAATTAGGACGGTCTAATGCAGGCACAAGACTACGCAACAATTGCTGTTGCAGTAATGACAATTATTGGTGGTTTTGTTGGCGCAGTGCGCTGGCTAGTTAAGCATTACTTGAACGAACTTAAACCCAATAGTGGATCAAGCCTCAAAGATTCTGTTACAAGATTAGAAACCAAGGTAGAGATTCTCTATCAGATTATGATACAAAAGAAATGAGTGATGCCTGCGATGATTGCCAAACGAGCCACACCTGCCGCTATTGCTGTCCTGCGACAAGCAACAGCACACTGTCCAAAGCGGAAGAAAGCCTCTGACGGGTTACTGCCATCGGCAGCGCACATCAGCCAGAGTCCTAATTCAGATCACAATACTGGACACGCAGTAGATCTAACTCACGATAAGTTGGCTGGCATTGATTGCTTTAATTTATTTCAACAACTCAAGGCAGACAAGCGTGTTAAGTATCTTATTTTTCAAGGCAAGATCTGGTCAGCAGATCGTGCCAAAGAAGGGGACCGTGAATACACAGGGTCCAATAAGCACACCAAACATCTTCACATCTCAATCAATGAAGGATGTGGAGACGACACTTCACCTTGGTTCCCCTGGTTAGGGAAGCCAACGGTGATTTCTAAAGTAAAGGCTAAGTTACCTAAACCTTTACCTAAGAAGAAAGAACCGACAAGTCCAAAGGAGTAACAATGGATAAGAACAAGTTAAAGGCAATGACAGCAACTTATTTACGTGCTGGAATTGCATCAGTAATTGCCCTATACCTTGCGGGTGTATCAGATCCAAAGGCTTTAGCATCAGCAGCGCTTGCTGCTATTGCAGGTCCACTGCTCAAAGCATTGGATCCAAAGAATGCAGAGTTTGGACGTGGGTCTAAGTAACCCACTAACGCGAGGCAGAAAGAGGCTCTCATCCCTTCGGGGATGGGGGCCTCTTTTTTTATGCCATAAAACTAATTGATACCTGAGTTGCTGTCCCCTGATAGATGGGTCTTAAGCCTGTGGCAGTTAGCACAGAGGGTTCTCAGGTTGGCTGGGTCATTGTTAAAGCGGTCACCGTCTACGTGGTCTACATCTAACTGACTGATGTGTACTGGCTTGAAGCCACAGTCCTCGCAGTAGTCCTTACGGTATGCGTGGTAAGGAGAACGAATCTTCATCTGGTTAATCTTGTATACGGTATTGCACCTGTATCTACTTGCTACTGGCTTTGATTTATCCCGTGTCTTTAACTTAGTGGGGCCACAAACTGTGCACATTCCTGTGCGTTCTTCTTCATTTATCTCAGAGAGTCTGTGCTTCATCTTTATCTACTGGACAAGGGACAGTTACGATATTGCCACAGTTAACACAGGTACCATCAAGAAAGTACCAGACCAGTTCGTGATTCTCAAAGGCTGCCATTATAGAAAAGACTTGTGAGCCACAAGGACAGACGTGTACTGGACCCAGACCTCGTAAGTCAGTACCAAATTTCTCTGGTAGTTTGGCTCTGAATTTCGGCAGCCTTGGTAGACGGAACCGCACAGTCAGTACCATACCATCGTGCCCCCTTGGGGCACCCTGTTTTATTCGCCTCACGGCTCATATTGTAATAACTAGTAAGCGTTGCTAACGCAACGACACGCCGATCTCTAGTATGATTCCAGTATGACAACCATCGCAGCGATAGAAGGAATTGACTACGCAGTTCTAGTAGCAGATTCACAGATCACAGAAGATAATCTCGTGACGTTAGCAACTAGTACACCTAAGATCGTTGAGGTTGGCAAGTTTCTAATAGGTATCTCAGGTGATACACGACCAGGAGATATACTTTCGTACAACTGGAAGCCACCGCTTTATCGCGGTGAGGATCCAGCACAATTTATGGGTAGGAAGATTATACCCAGTATCAACCAGGCATTTACCGACAACAACTACGACTACAACAAGGTGGACAAAGATGGTGGCTTCGATTATCTCATTGCTTTTAACAGTAATATCTTTCGCGTTGCTTGTGATCTCTCTTTTTTCCAAGCAAATCACGGAACGTATGGCATTGGTAGTGGGGGGCAGTTTGCTCTTGGCTACTTGTCTTCAATTATCAAACCTGATATGGACGTAGAGTACGCAAAACGACACGCCCGTAAAGCCGTAGAGATCGCGTCGGTCCTTGACGCTAACACTGGTAAGCCCATACAGTTAGTAGTCCAGGAAAGGATATAGGAATGTACAAAGAAAAAAAGGTAGGGAAGATGTGGCTGTCTTACGGCTACTACTTCAAGCAGATAAGCGTTGGATTTTTTATTGATAGCAACCGCATCAGCATTGATCTAGTATTCTTTTTTGTAATGCTGGAATTCTAATGGAGTTTAATACATACGATTATGTAAAGCCAGAGTTCAAAGAAGTTATGGCAACAGGTGAATACGCTGCACACTACTGGTTTGAGCAGGGATGGAAAGCCTGTAGACTTGCTTTCCTATTACACGATCAAGCAGGGAAGGAAGCGGTATGAGTACTGACCCGAAAGAACTATTACTCACTGCACTACGTGCAGGGGATGCGAAGCGTTCACGATCTACACAGGTACAGATTGGTCCATCAGAGTTAGGTGGCTGTCGTCGTAAGGTCTGGTACAGACTCAACGATCAACCTGAAACTAATGAGAACGAGATGAAGTTAGCAGCCATTATGGGTACTGCTATACACGCAGAAATTGAACGAGCACTAGCAGATAACCCTGATGTGATGGTCGAAACATCTGTTGAATACAACGGTATGAAGGCACACATTGACTGCTATGTACCAGGTACTGGTGATGTCATTGACTGGAAGACAAGTAAGGTTAAGAACCTTTTATACTTCCCATCAACACAACAGCGTTGGCAAGTACAGACATACGGCTACCTGTTAGCAAAGAATGGTCACGATGTAAAACGTGTATCTCTAGTTGCTATAGCACGTGATGGTGATGAACGAGATGTCAAAGTACATACAGAAGATTACGATGAGAGCATTGCACTACAAGCATTGAACTGGTTAGCATCAATCAAGGGTGCGACAGAGGCACCAGATCCAGAACGCGATGCTAGTTACTGTAAGTTCTATTGTAAGTTCTACGATTCATCAGGTGAGATGGGATGCGTCGGTATAAAAAAAGAACATACGGCAGTCAGTGATGTAATCATTGATGATGCTGATATTGACAGAAACGCATTGTTATATCTACAGTTAGCAGCGCAGATAAAAGAGTTAGAAAAGCACCAAGATTCATTGAAGGCTTCTTTCGAGGGACTACTAGGTACAACACCTAGCGGGATAGAAGTCAGTTGGACAACTGTCAAAGGTCGTGAAAGTATTGACAGTGAAGAGGTAGAAAAACTACTTGGGTTTGTACCTAAGAAGTTTGGTAATGAATCACAGCGGTTACAAATCAAACAAACTGGAGGAAAGTAAATGGCTGCAAACGAGAACACAAAGTTCCAAATCAATTACAAGTTAAATGATGGAACGCTTATCAATCTATACGCAACAGATGTAAAGGATTTAGAGGTAGGTCTAACAGATCTTTCAATGGTGGCAACACTAATTCGTACAACAGGCAATGACTTACACGGTGGTACACCAGCACCAGTACCAACAGTGTCTACTATCGCAGCACAGTTCAAGGAAACAACAGCACCAGTCGCAGCAGCACCTGCTCCAGTAGTAACAGAAGGACAGGCACCAACCTGTAAGCACGGCAATATGGCATTCCGTAATGGAGTATCAGCACGTGGACCTTGGAAAGCCTGGATGTGTGCTGCACCAAAAGGTGCTGCTGATAAGTGCGAACCTATCTTCCTAAGATAATACGATGCGGGAACCTCGTGAGTACGAGAACCCGTTATGTGCACAGGTAGGTGGAGATTTCTGGTTCCCTGAAAAAGAAAAGGGATTAGTAAGTCCAGCAGATGTTCAGTTTGCGAAGTCAATTTGTAAGACTTGTATTCATAGAACCGAATGCGCTGAGTGGGGAATCCGCAAAGAGCAGCACGGTATATGGGGTGGGCTTGCTCCACGTGAACGTCTTGCATTAAGAAGACAACGCAGAATAAATCTTGGAGGGGATGAGAAAGTTGCTTGATCTAAAGAGGGCATTGGGCACCAGCACTATTAAGGCTGTGCCGTTGCC